TTGGCATTCGACCTCCTAGTCGATAACTGATTGATGAAAGCCCGCTGGTGTTGGCGCACCGATAGCGGGTTTTTTATTGCCCGATTGCTCGTGGGCCGCTTTGGGTCATCTGGTTGGCGGCCATGACGGCGCGCTTCATGCGCAGCTTTGCGGCGCGTTCCTTCTTCTCTCTCTCGATATCCCCGATCGGTCTGGTCACTGGTGCCGGGTGCCACACCTTGGTGTCACAACCGCCGCGAAACTCCCCCTGGTACTCCAGCGCGATCACCGCCATCCTGACCGCCTCGCGTTGGGCATGGGGCAGGGCTGACAAGGTGGCTGTCATCAGCTCGCCACGTGGCTGGCGGGCGATGGCACAGATGGCCGCTTTCTTGGCTTGGCTCATGGCCAACCAGTCGGTGTCCAAACTGGAACGGGTCTTACCGAACAACTCACGCAGCATCAGGCAGCCGGCGGTATTCATGGCCACCTGCTCCATCGGAGTCAGGCCAGCGAGGTTGCGTTCTTCGTGGTTGATGGTTTTCTGTTGCATGGGTTTCCCCTTACATAGTCATGGTTTGCATCAGGAGATCTGATGCGCAGGCGACAGTCGGCACAGCCTGAAAGCGGGCCTCGATGTCGTGGATTAGCAGTGCCAACGACCCCATTGCAGAGGTGGCCACACTGACGATGGTGTTGCGTTCGGTGCGTGAAACCCGTCCCTGCTCGGCCAGCGCCAGCGCGCGCTGCCCAATGCTGGCCACCTTTGCATTGAGGTCGATCGCTTGATGGGGGAGGGATGGCGCACGTTCAGCGTTTGGAATGGCGATGGCGGTCAGCCCGCATTCCATCAGCATGCCGTCGATCAGGGTTTCGTCCCCTTCGGTGGCGTGATACAGCGCAATTAGGTCAGTGACCTTGAGCTGGTGCTCTTGTTCAGGGTTTAGCTTGTTCCTCAAATCCTGAGCATCTATACCAGCAGCGGCGGCCACTTTGCTGATCGTGTATTTCTCGCGAAATCTGCTGCATGCAGATTCAAAGTGCGGATGTTTGCATTCGTCACCGATAAACATGGTTCTCTCTCCATTGAGTGCCATAGTTATCAGGAGATTGCAGGCAGGTATGCTGCGGCGGCTGCTTTTTGGTACAGCGCGACCATGTTGATCAAGACGCGATGCTTGGGGCCGGCTTTCGGCATGATCTGCAGCTCGCCACTTGAGATCATTTTCTTGACGGTGCCAACAGGGATGCCGGTGTCGGCGCTGTAGCGCTCGATGGTTTTGACCGGCGTGTCGATCTTGAGTGCAAATTCTGACATGATTGAACCTCTTGATTGAGCGTCAATATGGGGCAATGTGATTCGATATGGTTTTATCTAACTCAGCGGTTTGATTCTCAACCTATCGGTTTGCACTGTCAAGATTCTGTAGGTGTTTTATTTGATCTGAGGGTTTGATGATGGCTGTCGTTTCCAACCAAAACGTTGCCTATGACCACGATGAGTTTGTAAAGAGACTTGTAGGGGTTATTGGTGCCGAGCCAGTAAGGGCGTTTGCCCGGCGCGCAGACATGAGCGATACAGGTTTGAAACGGTATCTATACGATGGAACCATTCCACCAATAGATAGAGCGATGCGCTTGGCAGAGGCTGGAGGTGTCGATCTCGTCTGGCTGTTGTTTGGGATCGGTGACTCTTCCCAAACTACACGTACCTCTTTTTCCTATGATTCTGTTGCTGAATCTCGGGTGGCATATCAACCCGACGAGTTCACCACGATTCCCGCCTATCAGGTGTTTGCGAGTGCAGGCCATGGCGCCACTATCACGGATGAACCGCTGGCCGAACCGATGGCCTTCCGTACCGACTGGCTACGCCGCGAAGGGTTCGACCCGGCCAAGATGGCGGTCATCCGAGCCAAGGGCGACAGCATGGAACCGACCATCAATGACGGTGATGTGATTTTGGTGCGGTTGAAAAATGGGGAAGCCCCACGCGATGGCCTTTATGTGCTGCGCCTCGATGGCGGGCTGTTCGTCAAGCGCTTGCAGTTCGACCTGGGCGGGGTGCGCATCATCTCTGACAACCCTTTGTATAAATCCCGCGACCTGAGCAAATCAGAGCTGGCCGAGCTGGATCTGGTTGGCCGGGTGGTGTGGGCCGGCAAGAAGTTTTAAGGAGTTAACATGCTTTCGTTGATGGCTGCCTTGGCGGCCCTTTTGTGTTTGTTGCTGACTGTGGCCGGTTTGTTTAAACCTGCGTTGCTTGGCCAGAAGCGCCGCCTGAATGCGTTTTTTATCGGCCTTTATTGGGCCCTCGGGTTTTCCCTGCTGGGTATGGTACCGGATGGCAAGATCGAGTTGTCTGGCGGGCTTGTGCTGTTGGCCTTGCTGGCTGCTGCTCATAGCATCCTGCTGTTCATCAGCCATGCGCTGGCCGTTCTCAAGATGAGCCAAGAGGAACGGGCGCAGGCGCGCCCAGGCAAAGCAGCGGCCGGGGTTGTGCTGTTGTTCCTTGCTGCTGGCGCTGGCGCTTGGCTGTCCCGGCCTGCTCCGCTTGATGCCCCTATGCCACCCGCTGATAGTGTGAATACCCAGCGTGAGCAACAACCATCAGAGCCGCGACCCACCACGGCACTGCGGGGACTGTCACTCGCTGAGCAATGCCGACTTGAGCAGGATATCTATCAGCAGATGAACCAGGTCACTGATGGAGTGATGGCGCGCTTTGGTGGCCTGCTCAATGGCCAGCAGATCGATCCCAATCAGTTCGCAGAGTATCGGTTCAGCACTGTCAATCCTGCGATATCTGCGGCCAGCGATTCGATGAACGGCCTTCGCACCAGTCACCTAGATGATGATGTGGTTATCCGGCAGGCTGCTTCCCTGGTGCAGCGCACCTATTCGTTTGTTGGCCAACTCTATACCGCCTCCAGAACTGGCGATGATGTTGCGTTGAAATCTGCACGTGACCAGCTGGCGCAGGCCGTTGCATCCCACAAGCAAGCCCGGGCGGTGTGCGATGACAGTCAAAAAAATTGAAGGGCAAGCCAAGCCGTGGCGGGCAGACGTTCGCCCTGATGGAGTAAACGGCCCCCGCCTGCGCAAATCCTTTATGACCAAGGGGGAGGCGCTGGCGTGGGAACGGCATCAGCTGATGAACAAGCCGTGGCTTAAAGAGGAGGAGCCCAAGCCAGAGCAGAGCGGCCAGCGGCTGAGTGACTTGGTGGCGCTTTGGTTCGGTCGCCACGGTCAGACTTTGGCTGATGGCGAGCGCCGGCGCGACAAATTGGTTTGGCTGTGTGAGGCGTTGGATAACCCGTTGGCCAGCGAGTTCACCTCCGAACACTTCTCGGCATACAGAGAGCGGCGTCTGGCCGGTGAGCTCTATGTACCAGGGCAGCGCAAACAGGTCACCCCCACCACAATCAACCGCGAGCAGCTTTATTTGCAAGCTGTGTTCAACGAGCTGTCCCGCCTCGGGGTTTGGCACGGCGGTAACCCGCTTTCTGACCTTCGCCAGTACAAGGTGCAGGAGAGTGAGCTGGCCTATCTCTCCCAGGATGAAATCGAGCAGTTGCTTGATGCCTGCCATGAGCAGCGGGATCTGTGGCTTGTCGTGATGCTTTGCCTTTCTACTGGCGCCCGCTGGTCTGAGATTGAGAAGGTCAGCAGGTCCCAGATAGGCATGGGGCGGATCACCTTCACCAAGACCAAGGGTAGGAGAAACAGGACGGTCCCTGTTGCCCCCTGGTTGCTGGCCATGTTGCCCAAGCGCACTGGCCGCCTGTTCGATGATTGCTATGCCGAGTTCGAGAAGGCCATCAGGCGAGCAGGCATCAAGCTTCCGACAGGCCAGAGCACCCACGTTCTGCGCCATACCTTCGCCAGCCACTTCATGATGAACGGCGGCAACATTCTGGTGTTGCAGCGAATCCTCGGCCACACCGATATCAAAATGACCATGAGATATAGCCACTTTGCACCGGACCATTTGGAGGATGCAGTACGGCTAAACCCCATCACCGCCCTGAAAATCGCTCTTAAACAGTCAACAGAACCGACAGATTTATAAAAATGTAGAAGAGTACCTCCTAACTTCCTGAAATGGCGCCCAAATGATACTTTTGACTATGAAAGGTTTCTTTAAGAGTTTTAACATGTTAAACATGCACCGCAGCCTCATATGAGGCAATCAATCCACTTTCCCTAGGGAAGGTGCGAATAAGTCATATGGCACGAGAGCATTTACTGGTAACCCATTGATATTAAAT